AATTTACTTGCGCTGAATCCTGTCTGTGCGTTACCTAATACGTGTTTAGATATTTCAATGTCTGATTCAATGTAATTTAACGCGCCAAAGTAACCCGGTAAACTATAAATACCCATATTTGGGCGATATTCCTTAACATAAAGTATTTGTTTGCCATAAGGGTTTGCAGGATTAAACGCTGCATAAACAGTTTGTTTTTCGTTTCTGTCACCCCAATTTTCCTTGTACCAAAACTGCGTATTATCTTTATTTGTACGAACTTTTGTGTAATCCAAATGCCAAATTTCAGCCAATTGTTTAGTTACTGACCAAATAATTTCTAAATAATACCCGCCAAATAATTCTGTGTCCAAACTAACCTTCCTTGTAAGTTCGTCCAAAGATTCCATTCTGTTAACCTTTTCAATAAAAGTTTCAGCTTCAGGACTTCCCTTCCAACCATTCGCGGAAATATAATGCACCTTGCTTTTGACAATGGCGTTATGTTTAGCCGACTTATTAAATAGGTCAACCAAATAATTAGGGTAATCATTGCGGTCGCCGTACTGAATATAACCTTCACCCTTCTTTTCTTTGAATTCAGGCTGACGTGCTTCTGCAAATGTTAATACTCGTAAATCCATTATTGTCTTATTTTATAAGTGTCTGTTGTTTGGTATTCCGTAAATTCAAAAGGCGTTCCAACCAATTCCATTATCCCTGATTCAACCATATTTAAGCCGGTCGGGTTGGTGTTGCTTGTACTTGTTTGCTCGTAAATTTCATAATCATATTGACCATTTAACGCAGTTCCAAAGTTTGTATTCGTCACAATGCTAAATTCATTGTATCGGTCTTTGTATTGGCTAATATCCGCAGCATTTAACAAAACAAACTTAATTTCTGTGTTTGCACTTCTATTCGTGAAAACAAACAAGTAATTTGGGTTCGTTAATAACTGTTTTTCAGTTAGTGTTAAAATTATGCTTTGGGTTGCACCCTTTGTTAACCTAATCATATACGTATATATAGCAGGAAATGCAATTTGTTGCATATAGGGGACAAATAGTACCAATTTGTGCGTTTTATAACACATTATCGTACGAATAAATGTAAAGTTTTGGCTTTACTTTTTTACATAAAAAAACCGCCGAACGAATTAACGAACGGCGGCAAACCTATAAACCTATGAAAAACAAAGTTGTTAAGAACCCGGTGTTTCTAAAGCTAAAGCAACAACTGAAGTTACACTTGGCGCTAAAGCAGGTTCTGAACCTGTGAAAGTTAAAGTGAAACCACTTCTGTCACCTTGCGCAGTACCGGTTGAAGCTGCATTTGCAGTCATATCAATACCACGTGTTTTTCCTAAATACCAATAAATTCCGTTGCTATCTTTTGCAACTGCAACTAAAGAATTTTGAGCCAATAACAACAATTCGTTTCTTGTATTGGTCTGTAATTTGTTAAGGATAATCTGAAGTTCTTGCGCATAGAATACAGTACCGTTTGCAACGGACGCATTCATTGTTTGATTGAACATTGAAGTATCTTTTACCAAAGCATATTTCCAAAAACGTTTTCCCGCAGCTTTAGTCAAAGCAGTAATTACACCACTTGCTTCAGTTGTTGAAGTAACGTTAGCAGCTTCAGTAAAGTAAACTTCAACGATTCCGCCTAAACTATCGCGACAATCTAAAGTATATCCCTGTGTTAATGCACACGCCATTTTGAATAATTTAATTTTTTAAAAAAAGGGGGGATATTTCACCCCCCGAATATTATGCCAATACGAACTTAACCATTTCGTCAGGGAATGCGAAATTCACACCCATTTTGAATTCAGAAACGAAACGTACTTGGTCAGCTTCTTTAGCGTAGAAGATTTCAAATTTTTCTTCTTCGTTCAATAAATCTGTACCGATAAACAAGTTGCTTAAACGTGTAGCGTAAACTTTGTTTGTACCGTTTAAACCTGCAACTGCAACAACTTTAATAGTTGTACCCGGTAATATAAATTCGCTATCCGCTTTTACATCAATTTGGTAATTGAATGAACCGCTATTTTTAAGCGCGATTGTGTAAGTTCTGAACAAATCCTGACCACAGAAAATTGTCATATCGTCAGCAGCAACAACTTTAGCAGGGATTGCCTGATAAACACCGTCAAAAATACTGATAACGTTAGCAGCAGTAATTGAACTTAATGGCGCACCTGAAATGTAAGTTGAAGCGTTAGCAGCAACAACACCTGAAGCAGCACCGATTAATTTTACTAAACCGTCAAACTTGTTTAAGTTAACGTTTACGCTATCTGTGTCACCTTGCCAAATAGAAGTTTCTAATTGAGCAGCAATTGTTTTCGCTTTTTTGTCTGCGAATTCTTGCTCAAAAGGAACTGAATCATACATTGAACCTGTTGGCAATGCTTTTTGTAAATACTTCGCTTCAAGGTCTTTAGGACATAAAGCTTCGTTTACTTTAATTTTTCCAACAGTCACAGTTCTTTGAGTGAAAGTTGTTGAACCTGAAGCAGTAAATCCGCAGCTTCCACCGCTTTGAAATATTGCGTCTGTGTCCATAATGTTAATCGTTTCAGAAGACTTTACGCCAACCATAACGTTACCTGCACTTTTAATTAAAGTTGCAGTTTTTGCACCTAATACAGAAGACGTTACCAATAAGGCTGCGTTTTGTTCTGTGTAGTTTGCTAATGCTGATACATTAAATCCCATTGTTATCTAATTTTAATTGTTTAATAATGCTTGTCTATATTTGCTCAATCTTTCTTCTTTAATATCTTTATTTGATACAAATTCAGAAAATCCGTTTGGCTTTTGAATTGGGTCTGCGGTTGGAACATTTGAAAGCGCCATAATTAAGTCGGCTACCTGTGCAAATCCCGTCCATTAATTCGTGTTCGCCCATTGGTGCAACTGAACCGTCTGCCAATGTAACTGAACCGCCAATTTCTAAAGCTGAAATTTCAACTTTAGTACCGTCCATTAAAGAATATTCTGCCATTTCCACCTTTGTTTCTTCAACCATTGGTGCAACTTCAGCTTCAACTTCAACAGGCGCAACATTGTCTTCAAACAATGCCTTAATTTTTAAAATCGCTTCCTGTGCGTTCATACTTTTTTTATTATATAGTTAAAAAATAAAATGTTTATCACTTAACCTGTGACAATATTTTTTGGATTTCCTCAACCATTGAAGCAACTTTGTTTACTTCACGTGGTTTGTAGTTAAATAATCCTTCAACGCTGAACCCGGCAATTTCGCCATTTTTAACCTTTTGCCACGCTTCTTCGTTGTCAACAATCATTGACCCGAACCAACTTCCAACAGGTGCGTCTTCAAATCCTTTCATTGGCATAATGCCACGCGAAGGGTCTGAAATAAAGCTTTCAAATAATGTAACGCCTTCAAATTGTGCGTTTGAATCGTGCATTAAATTGACGTTACTTTGAAAACCCTTCTTAAAAAACTTCTGAACAATTTTAAGAATAGTGTCTTTACTAAAAGCAACATAATAATCACCGTATGTGCTATCGCTGCGAAAAATAGGACTGTCAGCCAACATAATAGCACCACTAATAATACGACGGTCTTCATTTGCAATTTCAAATTTTTGGCTTTTATTAAATGCGTTCCAATTCTTTTGGATTGCGGGACGGTCAACCAATGCAATAAAATCAACCTGTGCGTCGTCGTTTATGTCTTCTGTAATATCCAACATAAAAATTGGTAAATCTGTATTCATAACACTAAATAGTTTATTTTTTAATAATTATCGTTTATTCAAATCGCGCCCTGTTTTGTATTTCAGCTTCACGGGTTTGTGCGTCTGAAATGTCGCTTTCAACAACGTATGCACGAATTGCACCACCGCCGCCGCCACCGCCTGTGTCACCACCACCGCCACCACCTAAAGACGGCGTTCCGCCACCGCCTAAATCCGGCATTGACCCACCACCACCTGTTGAAGGTGCGCCCGGTGAAGGTATATCTGCAAAACCCGGTTCAGAAGAACCGCCCGGAATGGTTGGCGCTTTTACCGCTAAAATGGCTTTAACGTTCTTTAAACCCGCAGCAATAGCCGCAGCCGCAGCAACCGCACCCAAAACCGGACCGACTATTGGAATACCCGCTAAAGACTTAAATGCCGCCGTTGCTGACATATAAGTATCAATTGTTGTTGCAGCAATTGCAGCCGCCTTACCGGCAACCGTATGTTCACCAATTGCCTTTGCAGCATTCTTTAATGTTGCACTAATCTTTTGTGCGTTTTCTGCACGTGCAGCCGCTTCTTTTTTGCTAATTTCAACCCTTGCGTCGCTTAATTCCTTTTCAGTCTTATTATATGCTTCAGCGTCAATTTTACCTTCTGCAAAAAGCTTTTTATTTAATGCCAATGCGTCGTCAACACCTTTTTTCCTTGCTTCGTATGAAAGGTTTTCATTATTAACAATAGAATCCAAACGTTCCTGTTCTTTGTCGTCAGCTTCTTTTACATATTTTGCGTCAATTTCAGCAACTTCAGCGCCATATTTTTCACGTAAAGCGGCAACCATTTTACCCTTCTGTTCTTCTGTGTAATCCGCGTTGTCAAGTACCTTTTTTGTTTCAGCTTCCAAAGCTTCGTCCAATGCAGCAATTTCCTTTTCTTTGCCTTCTTTTAATTTAGCAACACGC